AGAATCCCTCGAGGACACTCACACCGAATCTTGAAACGGCTTAGTGATGCGGGTTTCTGTGAGTTTATTGCTAGCGAACCGCTTGCGTATAGACAGAGGGAGAAGGATAAAGAGAAAACCCCCCCCTCCCCCCCTTCCGCCGTTCCGGCGGTGTCGCCGACAAGCGGCGACGTGCATTTGGTGTGGGGCGAGTACCAAAAGCTGCACCCCCAAGCGAAACTGTCCGCCGAACGCAAGCGGCTGATCGCGAGCCGACTCCGGCTCTACCCGGCCGACATGCTGATCGCGGCCATCCACGGCAACCACGCCGACCCCTACTGCAACGGCGAGAACCCGACCGGCACGACTTACCACGATCTCGGTTTGATCATCCGAAACGCCGACAAGATCGAGAAGTACGCCGCGCTCGCCACCAACGGCCATCGGCCAAACCGCAGCGACGAGGAGATCGAGGAATCGATCCGCCGCATCGAAGCCCAACGAGAAGGAGTGTCATGACGCCGGAACCGTCGAAGGTCACCAACGCCCACGGTGTGGACGAGCCGTGGTGCATCGCCTGTGGCAACACCGGCTACGTCCACCTCGCCGGAGGCACCGGCCGCACCGGAGTGCCGGGCCGGCCGAAGCCGCGCCGGGAGGAGCCGCGCTACTCGACAGGGGGCGCCCCGTGTAAGTGGTGCACGCTTGGCCGCCGGCGCTACCTGCACGCCCTTGACACCAGCGGGTGGAAGCAGCCGCTGACCGATTTCGAGTGGGACGCGGTGATGCCGGTGGGTGAGCGCAACCCGCACATTTCCGAGGAGACGCGCAAGAAGAACGCCAACCGCTTCCGCATCCTCGGTGCAGCTGTGGCAGGGCGGAAGCTGTGAGGGGCTTGTGGGAGGTGCCCAGTGGATGGCCGGTAAAGTTGGTGGGGCAACTGGCCGAAGAACTGTCCGACCTGGACGCCCGCATCCAACGGCTCGAGGGCGGCAGGGTTACGCCGCCCGGCCACCAGGTTACCCGTGCCGAGTGGCACACGCCCGGCAGGACGGAGTGGAGCCGTTGGGTGGTGTGCCCCAAGTGCGGCACGTTCCTGAGTGCCAAGCGCACCGATGGCACAGTGCCTCCGTGGCCCGAACTCGACGGCTACCAGTGTAGGGCGGACGGGCTGTGAAGGCCGACAAGGCGACCTACTGGCGGCACCGCGCCGAGGAGGCGGAGCGCAAGCTTGAGGACATCCACGTCGTGGCCCTGTGGCTGCCAATCGAGTACGTGGACGCGCTGGCCGCGGCGCTGCACATGGCCTACAACGGCACCGCCGGCGAAAAGACCGGCGGCCTGACGGCGTTCGAGTCGAAGGAACCGAAACGCGATCCCCACGCCGCGAAGGTGCTGACCGATGAGCGTACAGCCATCCTGAGACGCGCTGACGGGCTCATGACGGCCTTGGAGCATCGCAGGAAGGGTGCAGCATGACTGACGAGCCAGAAGGCCGCAGGATCGCTCTGAGCGTTTTGAGGGCGATGAACCAGGACGGCACCAGCGCGATCCTCAACAACCACGCCAACGTCCTGGACGATCACGAGTCGCGGCTGCAAAGGCTCGAGCAGTTGGCATCGGCGCCGCTGTACGTGATCCCGGCCCGAGTGCCGACCGACCACGAGCTTGAAAACCGCGAGCTTCGCCGCGAGCTTGGCGCTGCCCTGAAAGAGATCGACAGCCTCAAAGAGGAGTTGACGGCGTCGCTCTCGGAAGTCCAGATGTTGCGCGACGTGATCGAACGTGAAGGCATCCAGATCATCGACTGAGGAGGAAGCATGACGACTCACCTGGTGAACCCCACCCAGCACGACAAGTACCGCTCCCCCGCGGACGACCAGTGGGTGGGGGTGGGTGCCTGCCGCAAGAAGAACATCCCTTGGGAGGACATGACCCGAGATCCCACCGTCACCAGCTGCCCAGCCTGCCGCAAGACCAAGGCTTGGAAGATGGCGATGGAAGGCCGCCGCGACCTGTCGCGAGGGGTGGACGCTTGACCGGTCACTCTGGTACTCTCTCGTTTCGATGGGGTCGCTCGCCTGTAAACCGGCTGCAAGCGATCCGCATCGCCGGTGATCAAGGAGAGTGGTGGCGCACCGCGCTTCTGCTCTCCGATGCCTTTGACTGCCACGACTGGATCGTCATCGGCGGCTCGAAATCGGCCTACTGTCGCCAAATCCCGATGAACCGACAGCACGCCTATCGACTGGTCACGCTTGCCGGCGCCGGCCTCGCCCAGCCCGGCGTCACGATTCGACAGGCGCTCCTCGAGCTTGGAAGTTGCGAGCGTGAACGACACCTCTCGAAGCGGGTTTGTCAGGTGACTCCCTTGGCCTCATAAGCCAGGGGTGCGGTTCGAGTCCGCGCCCGCTCCTCAACCCGGCCTCGGAGCTAGGACTGGCCTCCCGGCTCACCGATCGGGGTCGGGTTGCACCTTACGAGCTTGGAAGTCGCGCCGCTGCCTCTTTGAGGCGCTTGGAAGTCTCGCGCTCACGGGCTCGGTTGGCGATGTTCATCACCCGGTTTCGGCCCAGCCCGAGGTGGCGGCCGATCGCGGCGTAGCCGTTGCCCTCTTGGTGCAGGCGAAGCACGGCCATCCCGAGAGCTTGGCGCACGTCCTCAAGATCGGATTCGAGCCGCCGCTGCTGGCGCTGCAGGTACTTGAGTTGCGCGGCCTCGCCGGGATTGACTGCGCCCTGTTTGCTGCCGCCCCGTCGCGGCTTGGAAGTCTTGAGAAGGGTCATGTCACCAGTATAGAGGCAGAGCCCCCCAGGATCGCTCCCAGGGGGCTCAGACGCGGCTCTAGAAGCTCAGTCCCTCCCGGGTCGCACCGTAGGGGTGCTCAACCGGGGTTGCTGCCATCGCGTAGCCGTGCAGGACGGCCGCGATCGTGCCCAGTGCCGACAAGTGCTCGGCCTCGGTTGTGGGGTTGACGACCTCCCACGCTTCCAGCCGCTCGTATCGGCGCTCAAGCTCGCCTCCGGCGTTGATTCGGAAGTGCGTCTCAAACTGGCCGTTCCAGCCGTAGTGGATGGTCATTGTGATGTTGGGGCGGTCGGTCATAGCTCCTCCTCGGTGGCCTCGGCGATGCGTCCGGTTGGGCGCACGGTTACCTCGAATAGCTCGTGGGTGTCGGGGTGCTCGGCGATCAAGCGGCCCTCGCTGTCGTCGTGGAAGTAGACGATCCCATCGCCCGCATCGTTCTCCCAGAACAACCAGTGAATCTTCTCCCGGTTGGTTAGCTCGTTGTGAGTCATGCGAAATCACTCCTCGAATAGCGGGTGCTGGCGTAGTGGCCGTGGCCCTTGGGATCGAGCTTCTGCATCGCCTCGTTGATCGCGTTGGCTTGGTCGATGCGCTCATCAAGCTCGGACCCTTCAAGGTGACCATCCGGGATGATGTAGGTGACGATTTCCTCCACCCACGCATCGGCGGCTTCGAGCACGATTCCTAGTGCTTCTGACTTGGTCATCACTCCTCCTTCGATTGCCCGGCAGGATTGCCGGAGGCGGTGAGCCGGAATCGAACCGGCTCGGAAGTCACCAGACCACCGCGGCCGATCACCAGCTGGACTGGTAGTAGTAATCCCCCTTCAAGTCGGGATCGGCTTCCAGGATCTCGGTCAGGATCGCCACGGTGCTTTGGATGTCCTCCATGTACCACTGGTCGATCTCGGTTGAGCCGAAGAAGAACCCGGACTGCGGCGGCAGGTGCTCGCCTCCCACGGCCACGGGGTCACGGGCTTCCAGCACCCGCTGGCACGTCCCTAGAAGCTCTCGCAGCTGCTCGGCGGACACCCACGCCTCTTGGCATTCGTCGCGGCCGTCCTGGACGTTTTGAACGAACCAGGCATGAATCGCGTTGGCCTTGCGCCAGTAGCCCATTTCCTCGGTGATCTCGCACACCTTGGAAGTGTCGATGCGGGTGGGCTTGCCGTCATCGCGGGTGACTGCGATCTCCCACCGGAACTCCCGGTGGTCCCAGTTCTTCACGTAGGTCTTTCGGTGCAAGTACATATCGAGTCCCACGGTTCACTCCTTTTCCATGTCCGGCGGTATTGCCGGAGGGGGCGCCCGGGACTCGAACCCGGGCGAGATCCAATCGCCCCGTCACCCTCACCGCGTGATCGATTGTGGGTCACTGGCGTACATGATCAGGACGAAGCGCACGAGTTCACCGATCGTCATTTCTCGTGCTTCAGCGATCCGCGCGAGATCATCTTTGAGCTTAGGCCCGACGCGGATGTTGATCGTCTCGGTCTTGGTTGCCATCGGTCACGCCTCCAATGTGCCGTCAGCGATGTCGTCGCGTCGTGTTTGCGTGCCATCGGCGTATCCATCGCTGTACAGACCGTTCTCGCGGCTCGTGTCGAACGGTGTAGCAGCGGTGACTTCGGGACGCTTCGCGCGGTTGGCGTAGCCGTCTGCGAATCCAAGGTTGTAGCTGCGCTGGGATTCCTGCCATTCAGTGTCAGTCATCATGGCTTGATTACTCGGGTTAGACCTTGGGGTGCTTTGAGGGTGGGCGTGGTGGTCGACGTATGGAGAGGGCATCGTTTTAGATGGCGCTTGTATGCGCCACATTCAGGACACCATCCGGTTGGGCTGCTCATGATCCTCCTCACGTTGGTAAACCCATTGTATCACAATCAGTCCACGGCGGTATTGCCGGAGGGGGCGGCCGGGACTCGAACCCGGCTAGACCATTCGCCCCGTCGCTCACCGCTCGCGGCTGTCGATCACCTCCCCGGTGTCGGCGTTGACCAGGCGCCAGTAGGCACACCGCTCACGGGCGAGCTTGCGGGCTTCTTCTGGCGTGGTGAACGTCGGCCCCAGCACTCGCCAATCTCCCTCGGCGGTCTGGTATTCGATCTCGATCATCGCTCGCCCTCCGTCTCGGCTCGGTGGTGTCCCTGCGCTCGTTCGAGTATGTCGTCCCACGACAAGCCGTTGTGATCGCAGAAGTGATGTAGGTCGCAGATCAGATCGGCCACCGCGTACTCCGGTTCGAGTTGTCCGGCCTCGGTGTAGTCGATCGCGTCGGGGCTTCCCTCGATCGCCGCCGCGCCCCAAGCGGCTCGCTGCTCGTTGGTGGGCTCTGAGGGATCTCGCATCGGTCACGCCTCCTGGTTGTGGGTAAACCCTGCCATCGCCATCGCGACGGCCTCTAGCGTCCGCTCAAGCTCGTCACGATCCACCTCGGCCACCTCGGCCCGGTTGATTGCGACCTGTTCGCGCTCCTCGGCGTGGCGTAGCGCCGCCTCGGCCTCGTTGCGCTTGACGTGCGCTCGTTGGTACATGCCATCCACCACGTCGAGATCGTGCCGCAATCCCTCGATCTCGGTCATGGCGTGGATGTGAACGAACCCCTTAAGACGATCGATCTCGGCCACGTGGCGGTCGATCATTCCCTGCGATTCTTCCAGCTGCGACATCCGCACGTCTAGCTCGCGCTCAAGCTCGGCCCGCGCGGCCTCTAGCTCGTGGGCGTGCTGGAACCATGAAACCGCAGAATCCTGCCACCGCTTGCGGCTTGCAAGGATGATGGCGGGGTCAGTGTCAATGTCGAAATCGCTCATGCTGTCACTCCTTCGGTCGTGGTGGCACCGGCGCACGGCCGGCACTGGACGCGCTCACGAGTTTTGCCGGCCGCGAAGCCGAACTCGCCACACTTGCTGCAGGTGTAGAACCCCGCGTAACCCTTCGCCTTGGCAATCTCGAACCGGGCGATGCGGTCGCGCTTGCGGGCGGCTTGGCGGGCGGTCATCGCGGCGCCGCCTCGGCCAGGATCAGGACAAGCCCGAACCCAACCCAGAAGCCGCCGACCACGAGGCCGATCGCGACTAGAAGCTTGGAAGTAGTCACATTCACTCCGATCGTTCACCCGGCAGGATTGCCGGAGGGGGCGGGCGGGGATCGAACCCACCCGGGAACCATTCGCCCCGGTCCTAGTCGCTCATTCCTCCTCGCACGATTTCCGCCCACGCACGCACGCACGCACGGCGGGCGATTTCCAGGTCATGCTCTAGTGATTCGAGCTTCTCGTAATCCGATCGCTTGCGCTGTAGTTGGCGCCACTGGACGCCGGAGTCTCGGTCGATGCTGCGACCGAGATCCCGTCGCCGCCGCTTGCAGGCATCGGCCAGTAGCACGATTTCATCCAAGCTCAAGCGGACTTCGCGGGTTGGGATTCGCTCGGAAGTCATGCCAGCACCAGCGCCACAATCACAGCCTCGAAATCATCGGCGAACCGAACCGCGACGCCGGAGAAGTAGGAGTCCGATCGGAACCCGTCCCACCGCTCGCGGGTAACGCTCGCGGGATTGTCCCACCGCTCAAACTCGGCCAGATCGTAGACCTCCCCGCGATACCGGAAGCCCGCGAAATCGGCCTCGCGATCGGCGGTGATGTAGTCAAGCTCGCGCCGGTCCTGATCGGTGAGTTCCCACCACGACAACACTTCCCGCTCGTGGTGGTTGGTGATAATCGTCAAGCTCATGTCATACCCTCCTAGATCGCCCGCTCGCGGGATTGCGAGTGCGGGGGAGGGGGAAGTGCGGTCGCGAGCCGCCGCCGCCGTGAGCGGGCTTCCCCGTGGTGCTACCGGCAGACCTCGCAGCCGCCGCCATCGACAATCCCGTCCCAACCGCACGCGCTACAACCGCCGTGGGATTCGGCCTCATCGATCATTCGGCTTGAGAGTTTCGCGATCCGTTCCAGCAACCGCCGAACCCGCTTGACATCGCCAGACCATCCCGCGATGTACGGGGCGGAATAGCCGGTAGTGTCGAACCCAAAATGAGCCGCCACCACGAACGCCGCACCTTCCGCGATCGCTTCGCAATCCTGGCGATCGTCGCCCGCGTCGCGATGTCCGGCGATGCCGTGGGCGATCTCATGGGTGAGAGTCTTAAAACGAGCGGCGGCCGGTAGATCGGCGTTGACAACGATCTCCGGCGGATCGGTGAGCGTGCACCAACCGGCCGGGCGACCGTCCGAACCGTTTCCGAGTTTCGGGTCCTGCCGAATGTCGATTTTGCAACCGAACGCTTCCCCCGTCGCCCGCATGCGATCCACGAGCTTCGCGGCCTCCGGCGAATCATCGGTGAGGGGGACTACTGCCGGAGGGCTCATCGGCGGTCCTTCCGTGTCGCGATCCGAGAATACGCTCACGGTTCGGAAGCCGATCACGCGGGATTCCTTCTCGCCCGGGTGGCGGTCGCTGTCAACCTTCGCGACGATCGGCGCCAAAATCCGGACTGCCATCGATCCGGGCTTCTCATCCGGGCGCCGCTTCCGAACCGGTCGCCCGAGTTCTTTCCACCGCTCGTAACCGGCAACCATTCGCGCGTCGGGGGCTTGAATCGCGATTAGGAGCCGGTTCCCCCAACTGTACGAGTGCATCGCGGCCGAAATCCGGAGGTACTCGCGGAAGCTTGAATCGTTGGCGATGATGTCGGCCACCGCGGCGTCAAGCTTCGCGAGATATTCATCGGCTCGCGCCTTGGAAGCTTCGCGAGATTCGGCCTTGGAAGCTCGCTTCTCGTCCGGCGTGAGATCCTTCCACCGCTTCGCCGGTCCGGTCATTGTGCCAGTAGCCATGTTTAGTACCCCGTTTCTCGGTCGAATGCGGCCGATTCGGCGAATCCCTGCAGGCGTCCAACCTTCCGGGCAAGCTCGCCCGCATCGGTCGCTGCGAGGATCGCGATCGCTTCTCGTTGGTCGCCGTCGGAAACGTTGACCTTGGAACCATCCTGGTAGATGCGAGCGACAATCGATAGTGCGTCTAGCGTGGTCACGGTCTAGACCTCCTCGCGATCGCCGCGGCAGTAGTAGAACCCTGCGCCGTGGTCGCATCGGTGATGTTCGGTCTGCCATCGGGCGAACCGCCGAACTAGTCGAAACACTGCCATCGGGAACCGTCCTTCCGTCTCGTGGTTGGTTACGCTCATGGGTGGAGTATAAACACAATCGTCGCGAGCTTGCAACCAACGTGGTGACAAGTCCCCCTTAAGAGGGGTCGAAATAGCAGCCGAACAACCCTCGGATCGCCCCCCCTGCAGACCGGACAGAAACAGCCGGTGAAAGCGGGCGATTTGAATCTAGAGGCCGGATTGCGGGCGATAGCCAACCACGCCACGGGGCGACCCTAGGGGTAGGGGGGGACTACAGGGGGGGTCTGTAAATCGTGGTTGGGTGATCGATGGGTTGGGGGTGAGCTTGCACCCATCTAGAGGGGTCATGAGTGCGTGCACGTTGGGGACAACACCTCAAACTCACCCATTGGTATAGACCACACGCAATCCGATGCCCAGGCAGCCTAGGTGTGCCAAGGGGTACGGCGGGCCTTTCGCGCACCCCCACCGGCCGGCGGTTGGCGCCGTAGGTTGGGTATTCATCCCCACTCCAACACCACCCTGAGAATCCGAGTTACCTCGAGCCGAACGTCACACCCAGCCACCACCCCTGCCCGGAATCAGGAGGACGCATGACAGTCACAGCTGCCCAGGCGCGGCGGGCTCGTAAGAAGGCTCGCAAGGCGGTCGCAGAGATCGATGCCATCTACCAGATGGGTGAGCGTGAGCGGATCGTGAGGGAGTGCCCGCTGTACTCGCCGGCGTTGAGTGCGATCGATAGCTACCACCACCGTCAGAGCTTGCGCCGCCAGGATGGCGATCGCATGGATCTCGATGCCCAGCCTGATCCGGGGTCGGGGTTGGCGATGGCGCTTCGGTTCTTTCAGGGGATCGCTTCCCAGAGCATGGTGCTGGCCGATGGCTGACTGGGACGATTGGGACGAGCGACACCACTGGGACTCCCAGCGCGAGCAGGAGATCCGCGGGTTGCTTGACCAGCCGCACATCGCCGATCCCCTACCCAGCCGGGTTGAGCCGTTGGGGACTATCCGCAGCAGGATGATCACCGTGCGCGAGGTGCAGGTGGCGCCGGGCGTGTGGATTCGCTACGAGGAGGTGGATCACTTTGGCCGTGAAGCTGACACCCCAGCTGATCAATGAGGTGTGTACCCAGATCGAGCGGTTCGGCTATCTGCCTGAGCGCACCCTGGTGGCCGCCGGCGTGACGCGGCCGGTCGCGAAGGGCTGGCTGAAGCGCGGCCGACAGTTGCTCGAGTCAACTGAGCATGTGAATCCGGTGTCCGATGACGCCTTGCTGGTGATGCTGGCCGCTGAGGTGGACTTGGCCGAGGCCAAGGTGCAGAACATGTGGTCTGATGCGTGGACTGCGGCCTGCATCGTTGCGACCGAGTCGGGCAAGGCCGCCGGCGCGACTTCGTGGGCCAACCGCATTGAGAAGCGGTTCCCGGAGGACTTCCGCCACGTCGGGCCTTCCAAGCCGGCCGAGGCGCCGCGATCGTATGACGACGTGGCCCGGGCCCGAGCGGAGAAGCAAAAGAAGGCTGACTCCGCTTGAGTGACTACGACGTGATCGCCTCTGGCGGCGGGCCGGTTGACATCGACCTGATGATGGAGGACTTCGAGTATTTCTGCGCCACGTGCCTGAAGGTGATCGACCTGGATCGCACCAAGGGCATCGTGCCGCTCGTGCTCAAACCCGTGCAGAAGCGCCTTGCACGGACGATCCTGCCCAAACTCTTGAAGGGCGATCCGGTCAGGATCATTATCCTCAAGGCCCGTCGTGAGGGTGTATCGACCGTCCTGCAGGCGATCTTCTTTTGGGTGGCCTGTACCAGAATCGATACCAGTGGGATGACCCTCTCCCACCACGACGACACCACCCAAGAACTGTTCGGCATGACCGAAATGTATTGGAAGCTGATGCCGGCTCAGGTGCGCCCCATGCGCGGCAAGTCGCGGCGGGGGCAGGTGCTCGAGCTTGCCAACCCGTCGGCCGACCCCGACAAGGTGGCCGCCTCTCCCGGCATGAACTCGACCCTTCGCACGGTCACGTTCAAAAACGCCGGCGCCGGCCAGGCCGCAAACCTTGTCCACTGCTCCGAGGTGGCCTTGTGGGGGAACCTGGCGAAATCGACGCTGGGAACGCTCTTGCCGGTGGTGCCGTTCGGTGCCTGGACGATCATCGCGCTCGAGTCCACGGCGCGTGGTGTGGGAAACGAGTTTCACGTGCGCTGGGTGGAGGCCGAGGAGTCCGAAAAGCGCGGCGACCCCTACGGCTTCATCCCCTTCTTCATCCCCTGGTTCGAGGAGCCCGAGTACACCCTCACCCACTACCTACCGCTGGGCGCCCTGGACGCCGAGGAGGAGGACTTGCGGGTGATGGGGGTCAGTGACGATGCCCTGGCCTGGCGCCGCTACGTCGGCATCCCGGTGGTCTGCGGTGGCGACCTGGACTTGTTTCACCAGGAGTACCCAGCCACCCCCAAGCAGGCGTTTCTCAGTACCGGCCGGCCGTTCTTTGACCTCGAGCTCGTGGATGAGCTTTTGGAGGAGATCGACTACCAGCCGGTGTTCCAGGGGAACGTCCACATCGACGCCGAATCGATGCGGGTGGTGGCGCTACCCGGCCACAAGGGGCCACTTCGGATCTGGCAGCCACCCCAGAAGGACACCGATTACCTCTTGGTGTGCGACCCGTCCGAGGGCCATGCCCACGGCGATCCCCAGTCGATCTACATCACCCCCCGCGATCGGCTCGAGATCGTCGCGGCCTGGCACGGATCGGTGCCCCGCGAGGACTTGGGCGATGTCATCTACATGCTGGCGTGGCTCTACTCAGAGGCGCTGGTGGTGGTGGAAATGTCAGGCGGTTGGGGCCACACCCCGATCGCCATCTTGCGGAAGCGCGGCTACACCCGCATCTACCGGCGCCGAGCGGTCGGCAAAAAGAAGATGAAGGCCAGCGATTTGCTGGGCTGGGACACCACCCAGACGCTTCGGCCGCTGGCGCTGGACAAGCTCTCCCAGGCGCTTCGCCACCGCGACCTCAAGGTCAACGACCGAGAACTGCTCGAGGAGTGCTTCCACTTCGTGTATGACGAGAAGGGAAAGCCGGCCGCCGAGCAGGGCCACCACGACGATCGTGTCTTGACCGCCGCTGTCATGTGCCACACGTGGCAGACCACCTCGAAGCGCACCAGCGTGCGCGACGACCCGGACGACTACCAGCCAACCGTGGGAATCACCGGGTACTAGGAGGGGTTATGACACTGAAGGTATCGACGCAGGCGATTGCCGACATCGAGGCCCAACACGGGCCCGACTACACCATCCTCAACAAGGACGGAAACGCCTACATCGATCAGGGCCAGATGCTCAACCCCGCGGGTGTGCGCTACGCCACGCTTTACCGGAACGTGGGCGCTGCCAACTCCGCCATGTACACCGGCGGCACCATCCACCTGACCCCCCTTTACGTGCCCGCCGGACTGATCATCCCGTCGATCTCCTACGCCACCGGCGCCGGCACCTCGGCGGCCACCAACCAGTGGTTTGGAATCTGCGACTCAACTGCCACCCTGCGGGCGGTGACCACCGATGACCTGACCACCAACTGGGCCGCGCAGACCGTAAAGACGCTCAATATCAACCAGGTCGCCGGCCTCTCTCAGAGCTACTACAAGGTGCCCGGCGCGGTTGGCACGATCCAGCAAATCTTCCTGGCCCTGGCGATTGCCGGCGCCTCGCCCACCATGCCCTGCGTGGCGGTTGCAAACACGCTGGCGGCCATGACCCCCAAGGTGGGAAACACCACCATGACCACCGCCACTGTGCCCCAGGCGACCGACGGATCGGTCACCTACACGTTCGTCGCGGCAAACCAGAACATCCCATACGCCTACGTCTAACCCCAAGGAGGGGACCATGAGCGCAGCTGTCACCGAGTCGGGCCTGGTAGCAATCTCCACCCCCGAGGCCGGCACCTACTCCGAGGAGGAGGCTCTGAAGTTCGCAAAGGCGGTTGACGCCGCCGCCAAGAAGGCCGGCAAGGGCGCCGACGAGCGCACCGACCTGGATCGCGGCGAACAGTCGATCACCTACGCCTCGGCCACCCCCGACGGGCGCGTGGTGATCTCGATCCCGCTGGGAGACGACTTCACCTGGCACGAGGCCCACAAGGTGGCTTCCGACGTGCGAGCCGTGGTTGCCCAGATGGAAACCTCCAAGGCGCTCGAGGCCGCCCGCGTGGCCGATGAGGCCGCCGCACTGGGGCTCTCGCCTGACGCGATGGGTGGCTGAATGGACACCATCTACTCGACACTCAAGCCGCAGGCGAAGATCACCGTCGGCACCACCGCGACGCAGCTTCCCACGGTGTCGGGCTCGAAGATCATCATCACCCTGGACGATGCCAACTCCGGCAAAATCTTCTTCGGTGACGCGACCGTCACCACCGCCGGCGCCGGCAACGTGTTCCTGAAGCTGGGTGCGGCGTCAAACCCGATCATCCTTCCGATCGGACAGGCAAACCTCCTGTGGGCTGTCGGTTCAGCCGCATCACAGGTGTTCTACGTTGGGATGATCGCATGAGCGCAAACGACACTTCCAAGGCCAAACAGACCGCCGATCACGGCCACGCCGTCGCCGGCGCCGGCCTGTCGATGGCCGCCAACGCTCTCTCCAAGATCCACGGTCAGATCATGTCGGCGCCCGACCCGAATCAGGGCGGCACCACCAACGACGATCTCCTCGGTGCGATTCAAGGGTTGGGCGGCGGGGGGTCCTCGGCGGATCAGGGTGGGGGAACGTCCGGGTTCCCATCACTCGACCCCGCCGTCCAGCAGCAGATGATCGGCTCAGGCGACCCCAACGCGGTGAACGCCTACATGCAGCTGTGCCAGGCCGACCTTCAGCACATGCAGGACCAGCAGAACGCCGTGATCCAGCAGTTCACCCAGGGAGCCGCTGCACCGCAGGGGCCGCCGGCGCCCGACCAGGCACCGCCCGGTGTCGGCGGCGAAGGCGTGATGTAGCTTGGCAACCCCCGTCTACTCGAACATCCCCTCATATGGCGGCGATCCCCGCCAGAAGGGATCTCGCATCGTCACCGCGGGATCGAAGATCGACGTGGACGTGCCCCGCTGGATGGCAAACGAGCTTGACCCGTGGGAGACAGCCCTTCGGCCGCTCAACGATGAGTGGGACAAGCTGTGGGAGAAGTGGTGGATCAAGCCGCTGCAAAAGACCGACACCCCGTTTCTCTCGAGGGTGCAGTCAAGCTACGGCCACCGCCTGGTGGAGACGCTGGTGCCCACCATCCTCGGTGAAAACCCGAAGATCACCTACGTCAACTCCCAGTTTGAGGAGGACGACCTGCCGGCCGCCCTGAACACCGCGCTGGCAAAGGCCCAGCTGAAGCGGATGCGCTTCGACCACCACGCCCGCGACTACATCCGCCAGGGTGTGATCAAGGGCTACACCATCGGCAAGGTCGGCTGGATTCAGGAGAAGGCCCACCTCAAGGTCGATCAGACCGAGACGCACCGCCACGCCGGCGAGGACTTCCAGATCACGCTGGCCCAGCCGCAGATGGTCACGATCCGAAACGAGCCGTTCTTCGAGGTTGTGAACACGTGGGACTTCGTGTGGCCGCTTTGGGCGGAGTCGATCGAGCAGTGCGAGTGTGTGTGGCAGCGCCGCTGGGTGACGATGGAATACCTCCAGCAGATGCAGAAGCTGAAGGTCTACCAGAACGTTGACAAGGTGACTCCGATCGACTCGGGCAAGTTCCAGGAGTCCAGGAGTGGACAGTTTTCGGCGCAGAACCTGACGCTGCAGGGGCTGGATCAGTCGATCTCCGGCGACGACGCCTACGCCTACGGCATGGTGGAACTGTGGGAGCGGTGGGAGGACAACCGCTTGAGTGTGATCGCCAACCGCGAGATTTGCGTCAGAGACGATCCCAACCCCTTCAACCACAAGCGAAAGCCGTTCACCGATTGGGCGCCCATCCCCGCCCCCTTCCAGATGCACGGCATCGGCACCATGCGAGTGGTGCATGACGCCAACGAGCAGCTGGGAACGATGCGCCGCCAGATGCTGGACGCGGTCACCTTCACGATCAACCCGATGTGGAAGGTGCCGGAGGGATTCGACCGCACCAAGATCATCTTCAAGCCCGGCGGCCTGGTCGAAATCGCGCCCGACATCGAGGACGTGGAGCCGTTCAACATCCCCCAGGTGGACATCGCCGGGATGCTTCAGGCCGACCAGATGCTGAAACAGGAAATGGAAGGCACCTCCGGCATCCAGCCGCTCTTTGGTGGCGCCTTCCAGCCCGGCGGGTCGCGCACCGCCACCGGTTGGCAGACGATCCAGAATGCCGCCGGCCTTCGCCCCACCGAAATGATCAAGCAGTTCGCCGATCGAACGATGGCGCCGTTCGCCAAGATGCTTTTGGAAATGAACGCCCAGTTCCAAGACGACGACATCATCCTGAATATCAGCGATGACCCCGACGCGATGGAAGCCTGGCAGTCGTTTGTGAAGGTGGAAAACCCGCCCAAGGTGATCGAGGTGGAAGCCGTCATGCTGCGCCCCCGGGGCGAGCTTGAGCCGATCGCCGAGGTGGGAAACGACAAAGCCTCGTCAGACCAGGAGAAGCAGCAGAAGGCAACCGGCTTCATGGCCGCCATCACCCCCGTGATCGGGTCGCAGAACAACCCCCTGGACATGGCCGCGGTCGTGAAGTGGCTGGCCGAGCAGTACGACGTGCCCCACAAGGACGCTCAGGCGATGCTGCAGCAGCCGCCGGTGCAGGCCGCCCAGGCCGCCGCCGCAGCCGTCCCCAGTGGCGCCGGCGCTTCCGGGCCCGGCGGTGAGAACCTGCCAACAGGCGTACCCCCGGGTGGGGCTGGAATCTCCGGCCCCACCCAACCCCCTAGCCCGCCCGGCTTGGGCGCCGCGCAGTGAGTACCTGGACACGCGAGCAGGTCGGCGACCTGGCCTACATGCTGGAAAACTCGGATGCGTGGATCGCGGTGCTCGAGGAGATCGCCGAGCGCCGCCAAAAGCTCACCCAGAACATTCTCGGCGGCGGCCTCGAGCCGCAGAAGTACGCCGCGATGTGCGGAGAACTGCGAGCACTCGACTACGTGTGCCAGCTGCCCGCACAGCTGCAACGGTCGGCGAAAAACGCCGCCGAAACCCCCGATAACCCCTAGGAGGGGCCGGACAATATGACGATGTCAGACCCGTTGGAAGAACTCGAAGCCCTCGAGGCAGCCGAGGAGGCCGCAGAAGCGGCAGCCGCCGCCGCCGCCGGGGAGAACTCCGAGCCGCCGGCAGACCCACCGCCGGCAGATGAACTCATCTTGGGCAAGTTCAAGACCACCGAGGATGCGCTGACCGCGTACACCGAGTTGGAGCGAGCCCGCACCCAGGATCGACAGGAGTTGGCAGAGGCCCGGCGAATGGCCGCTGAGGCGATGGCAGCTGCAGAGGCTGTCCGCGCCCAGCAAAACCAGCCGCCGCCTGACCCCAACGAGCAGCAGTACCTCCCGAACGGCACCCCCTACTACTCGGATGCCCAGTTCGATGAGTGGACACAGCAGGCGATGGATAACCAGGACGGCCGGCTGATGCAGGCTGTCGTCGCGGCCCGCGCCGATCGTGACTTCCAACTGCAGCAGGCGAGCCTTCGTGAGGAGCTTCGCCGCGAGTTTGCCCCCACGCAAGCTCGCCAGGAGGAGCGAGACGCCCAGGAGACGCTGGACGAGATCAACCGGCTGGTCGGCCCTGAAGTGGTCAACCGACACGCCGACGAGGCACTGCGAGCGATGAAGCGATTCGGCACGGCGCTCGACGGTGCAACGCCGCAGGAAACGGCTCGCGAGGTGGCACGCTACATCCGCGGGCTGGATGCCGAAATGGGGACAACGCCGCCGGCGCCCCCCACCCCAACGCCAGAAGAAACTCGGCAGCGTGATCCGAGAACTGGTAAGTTCGTCACCGCCGACGATCGCACGGTGCACGTGGAGGGCGGCTCAGGGCCACAACCCACCCCCGTGAATCCTGACGATACCGAGGATGAGGACATCCGAGAGTTGCTGTCCTACCGAGAAGGTTCGGACGCTTTCGGCAAGCGATAGAGAGACACCGCCCCCCCAATGGGGACAAGGCGCCCACCCTCTCCCAGAAGATGACACTCTGAGAGAAAGGCTATGGGATGCCAGCAGCACCCACCGTAACCACCGGCGTTCGCATCACCGGTGCAAACATCCAGCAGGCCCGGCGCGTTGTCGAAATGCTGGACAAGATTTACGACTACGACCCCAACTCGACACCGTTTCTGACGATCCTGTCGAAGCGAGCCCCGGGCATGGTCGCCGGGAACCCGAAGTACCAGCACCTCGAGGATCAGCCGCTGCCGGTGTGGTCAACCCTGAACGGGTCGATCACCAACGTGGCGACCACGATCAACGTGGCTGCCGGCACCGGTGTGTACTTCCGCACCGGCGATCTGTTCGTGCTTCCCTCCTCGACGGGCTTTGCCCTGCCGGGCGAGGTTGGCAAGGTGGTCACGGTTGCCACCGACGCGCTCACCGTGGTTCGCAACTACGACGGTGACCAGGTCACGGGTGGTGCCACCTCCTCGGGTGCCAACATCCAGATCATCGGCAACGTGAACGCAGAAAACGCGAGCATCCGCACGGTCAAGACCACCACTGAGGCGGTCCAGACCAACTACACGCAGATCATTCGCACTCCCTTCAACGCCTCCAACACGCTGCAGGCTTCGACCCTGTATGGCGGCAAGGAGCGGACGCGGCAGCGAGCCAAGTTCGCAACCCAGCACGCCTTCGAGATCGAGCGTGCGTTCCTGTTCGGAAAGCAGAAGGAAACCCTGTCCACTGGTGAGCGTTCCACCGGTGGCATCCTGCAGACGATCGCGACCAACACGACCAACGCCAACGGCACCCTCACGGCTGCCACGGTGGAGGCGTTTTGCCAGTCGATCTTCCGCTACGGATCGGGCTCGAAGCTGTTCATGTGCAGCCGGCGGATCGCCTCGCAGCTGGACCTGATCGGCGAAGGCAAGCTCGAGACGATGCCGGCCGCGGAAACCTACGGCGTCGCCATCAAGCGGTACGTCACCGCCCACGGCGAACTCCTGGTGAACATTCACGATTTGTTCATCAACGACTACGCCGGTCTGGGCATCGCTGTTGACATGGAGTACGTCAAGAAGCGATACCTGGCCGACGACCACGGCGCCCGCGACGGGCGGCTGCGGACTGACATTCAGGCACCGGACGTTGACGGCTGGGCAGATGAGTATCTGTCCGAGGTTGGCCTTCACGTGCAGCTTGAGTCGGCCCACGGCTACCTGTACGGCGTCACCTAAGCCCTCCCCAGTGTGGGGGGGGCCAGCCCCCCACACGGAGGTACAAGTGCCAGACGCACCAGCACCCAACAAGGGTGGCCGCCCGACCAACGACGAGCGGTTCAAGAAGATCGAAAACCAGGTGTCAGAGATCGGATCGGCTGTCGCCGGCCTGGTGGAAATGTTCCAGGCCGATCGCCAGCAGCGAGCCGAGCAGGAAGCTCTGGCCGCCACCGCGCTCGAGGAGCATCCCCGCAGCGTGGTCAAGGTGGCCGAGCCGCCAGAGATCGGCTCGAGTCGCATCCCCAAGATCCAAGTGGCAGACCTGCCCGTCACCGCTGACGGGTTCGTCCGCTTCCGCGCAAACGGCCGCGGATCGCAGCATCAGCACCGCGTTCGGGCCGAGCAGAAGATCCTCGTCAACGGCGAGGTGGTGTACCGCGAGCCAAAGATCGTGGAGTTCGACAACTGGGAGCTTTACACCGACGACCTCGAGACGATCGAGTCGCTGATCACCTCCCAGGACTACAAGGACGGCATGATCATCGTGCTTCAGGGTGATACGCCCGTCCCCTACCGCGGGCCCACCATCCAGACCGGTGGCCGCACCACCGGTGGCGCCCCTGCGACCGGCAACCCGGCGGACTCCGAGGAGATTTCGGCGCCGCTGAAGGAAAGGACACCCGTTGGGTAACACCGTAATCGCAGCCAGCGCCGGCACCCGCCAGGCGCAGCAGGAAGTCGTGATCGAGCACTCGCTTGCCCTGCACATGGCGATCATCAACGTCACGATGTCAAGCTCGTATGCCTCCGGTGGCGACGCATGCGACTTCCAAAACGCACTGGGACTGCTCAACCGGGCAAACCCCGTGTTTGTGATCGTCGCCCCCTCCGCCGGCTACGTGGCTGAGTGGGACTCGGTCAACAAGAAGATGCTCGTCTACCGGCAGTCGGCGGCCACCTCGGCGCTGACCGAGCCCACCGGCGTGAACCTGTCGGCGGTCACCTTCAAGTGCCTGGTGTTCCACCCCTAAGGTGGGCACCCTGGTAGTCCAGCCGACCGAAACCGGCGGCAAGAACTACCCCCTGCGGTCAGGGGCTTCAGACATCCGCCTGATCCCCGCCGCCTACACCTTCTCCTCGAGCTACACCACCGGGGGGGAGGCGTGCGACCCGGCCACCCAGTTCCCCGGAGTGGCCCGGTCGATCCTGGTGGTTCACCCGATGCCGGCCGCCGGCTACGTGTTCCAGTGGCTGGCCGGGAAGATCATCGCCTACCAAAACGGTGCCGAAGTGGCGCCTGGGACCAACCTCAACTCCCTGATCTCCACCCCCGTGATGATGTTTGTGATCGCGAGGCTGCGGGCCAGGTAACCAAGGAGACAGCATGGCAGCAGGATACGCATGCACCAGTGGCGCGGCGGCCTTCGCGGTCGCAGCTGGCGCAAAGACTCTGATCAACCTGATCGCGCCGGCCGCGGCAGCCCCACCCGTGCTGGTGGAGTTCGGTGTGTCGTTCGACGGCGTCACCGCCTCCGCAGTTCCGGTACTGGTGGAGCTTTGCACATCCACCCAGGGCGCAGCCGGCACCCCCGGCACCGGTGGTACTGTCAACCAGATCCGTGGCTACCCGGCGGTCACTGCCGGTTCCACGGTGTCGGCTCAGTACACCGCCGAGCCCACCACCCTGAACGCCGTCAAGCAGTGGTTCATCCCGGCCTTCATGGGGTCACTGACGGTGCAGTTCCCGCTGGGTCGCGAGCCGATGCTTCTGGGCACGGCCGCCACCATCATGAAGGCGCTGGCCCTGCGCGTATCCGCTCCGGCAGCTGTCAACGCCCGCGGATACTTCGAGTGGGACGAGTAAGCCGCGATGGCTGACGCTGTCTATGTCGCCACGAACCTGACCTTCTCGGCGGCCACCGGCGCAAAGACGGTGCTGAACGTGATCGCCGGCGCCAACCAGCCGATCTCCCTGATCCAGTGGGGGATCTCGATGGACGGCGTCACCGCCACCGCGGTGCCGGCGGTAGTCGAACTGTGCCAGTCCACCCAGGCAACCGCCGGCACCTCGGCAGGCTCTGTGCCAACGATCCTGCAGCTGACCGGCCGGGCGGTCACGATCCAGCCCACCGCCGGCCACAACTACACCGCCGAACCGACCGCGCTCTCGATCATCGAGCAGTATTACGTGCCTCAGTACATGGGCGGCTTCGTGATGCAATACCCGCTGGGCACGGAGCCGGAAACGGATCTCTCCGGTGGCACGGTCAAGGCACTCGCGATCCGCATCAACACGACGGCCACCGTCAACGTGAGGGCCTACATGCGCTTCTCGATTGGGGGATAGCCCGTGGCGATCGTCCCAGTCCAGGCGCTCAAAAAGACGCAGGCGACCGCTGCTACGTCGGATACGTTCGTGTTGGCGACCCAGGGCGGCGCGAGCCCTGCGCTGGGAAACCTCCTGATCGTCGGGGTGGCGTTCATCACCAAGCCAACGACGCTCACGTCGGTCACCGACGATGGCTCAAACACGTGGCAGAACATTTCCGGCACCGGATCTTCGACCAGCGGCTCGGCGTGGCTGGCGGGAGCGTTCGCGCCACGAAACACCATGACCCAGTTCACGATCAACGCGTCCGGATCGACCAAGTACCAGATCGCGTTCCTCGAGATCCCGGTGTACTCGCCCCAGGGCGATATTTCGACCAGCACTGACGACACCGTCGCCACCACCAACCCAGCCTCGAGCATCATTCCCACCTTCAACTCGGATTTTTGCGTGGCCTTGCTGGGTGCTGTCGCAACCGCAACCAGTGTGGCCGGCGGCTTTACCCGCGCTACCGGCGCGGAGGGTGGAGGCGCCGGCCTGCAGTTGTCGGTCGCCTATAACGACACTGAGACGGGTGCCACCCTCAACCCAGCCTGGACGCAGCCCAGCCAGATTGACTCCACCACGATCGCGACCATGCGCCTTGTGCGGCGGTTGCCGCGAAATCCGATCATGACCCAGGCGCGGCCGTGGCCGGTCAACCGGGCGAGTAGGTACTAGATGCCCAGCCGCCCAGGACGAGCATTCCGCGACCCGTCAGTACAGCGGTGGCACGGGCCGATGCCGGCGACGACGGCGGTCACCACTCCGCCCCAGACAGTTTTCCTGGTCGATCCGATCGACCTGCGAGCAGAGCAGCGCACCCGCATGCGCTCCACCGTGATCGCGCCCTATGCGGCGCAGCGGGCCGCGGCGTCACTGATCCTCGAGGCAGCGGTGACGCCGCCCAAGACTCAGACGATCGTGAAAGCTGTCGTCAGGCCGGCGGTCCGCCCGAATGGCTCAGTGACCACGTCATACGACGCCGCCCGGGCGGGCGCCGGCGCATTCCTCACCAGCCTGGTCACGCCCCGCCAGCGCACCTTCGTAAACCAGGCCACGCCGGAGCGCCCCTCGAGGCGCCCGCGGGGCAAGGTCGCCGACAGCTACACGTCGGCCAGAGCAGCCGCCAGCGGCTTCCTCGAGAGCTTCGTGACGCCTCCCAAGGTGCAGACCTTGGTGCAGGCCGTCCGCAGCCCCAGGCGGCCCTCACGGCGCGTGCTGGCGCCCTACCCGCAGGGGTTGATCTTCAGCCCCGTGGTGGTGTCGCCACCGCTGATCCAGCCGATCGTGGTCAAGGCCGCGATTGATCGCAAGGCGATCCGGCCCAAGCTGTACGACGCCGACAACTATGCGAGCGCCCGGGCAGCTGCGTCGCTGATCCTCGAGGCGCTGGTCACCCCGCCCAAGGTTCAGAACATCGTGCAGGCTGCGCGTTCCCCCCGCCGGCCTGCACGGACCGTGTTCACGCTCCGTTCGCAGGGGCTGATCATCACGCCGCCGCCGCCATCGCAGCGGCTGATCCAGGCGATCGTGGTGGAGACGCACGCCCGCGTCGCCAAGCGCGTCGGATCGGTGATCGCACCGTATGGGTCGCAGCGCGGATCGGCCGCCACCACGCTCTACGCGCTGGTCACACCGCCCCGGCCGACTCGTGTGCTTCAGGGTCGCCGGCCGCGGCAGCGCCCCCTTGTCGGGAGGGTGCGAGCGCCGCGGCCGACGTTCATCACCGGCGGCACCGGCCCCTCGGTCGGCACGCTGGTGCTGGTCGATCCCACGCCCTATAACCACGTCGTCGCGTCCACCATCGCCTTCGCCCAGATGCTGGTCGGCGATTGGAGCTTCAGCGCCTCCTACTCGAGCGGCGGCGAGACGTTCGTGGTGCCGGCCGTGAACGAGAACGTGGTCATTTCGATGCCGCCGGTGGGCGGATTCACGTTCCAGTACAAGGCCGGAAAGATGCTCGCCTTCACCGGCGCCGGCACCGAAGTCGCGGGGGGCACCAACCTCTCCACCCTCGGCTCAATCCGTTGGTATGGCATGTTCCGATAGGAGCCCAGCTTGCCCGTCACCACCACACTGCTCGCCAGCGTCCAGTTCCCCCAGACTGACTGGTCATCGACCGACAAAGAGCGTGGCCGCATCGACGCCATCGCCTATGACCCGGTCTACAACGTCATCTACCTCGGCGGGAACTTCCAGGGCACCAACCAGATCCAGAAGAAGGCCGGCGGAAACGTCACCCGAAACTTCATCCTGGCGATCGACGGCACCTCGCTCGAGGTGAATCTGAACTGGAACCCCAACGCCAACGGCCGTGTGTATGACATCAAGGTGAGCCCCGACGGCAACCAGGTGTACGTGGCCTATGCCGGCACCACCATCGGCGGCCAGACGCGCTCGCGGCTGGCCAGCCTGCAGCCCGCCACCGGCGCCAACACCGGCACCGCCACCTCCAAGATTCCAGACCTCAGCTTGAATGCCGTCTGTCGTGACATCGCTGTCTCGGCGGACGGCCTTTTTGCGTGGGTGGGTGGCGACTTCACCAACGGCGGCGGCGGCACCCGGCTGATCAAGCTCAACCTTTCGGCAGCGGCGGCCACCGTCGTCACCGGATGGTCGCCCTCGGTCAACGGCCTTGTCCACGACGTGCATGTCGATGAAGCCTCGGCCACGATCGTGGTGGGTGGCGACTTCACCGACGCCGCGGCGCCCTTCCTGGCGTCCTTTGACTCGGGCGGCTCGGGCGCTCGCAAGAGCTTCACCTACAAGCCCTCCGATCGCGTGCTTGGTCTGGACGGCGTCACCGGGTTTGTGTGGGCCGGCGAGGTTCACGACCGCACCCAGAAGGTCACGCTGCCCTCCGGCGCGGCCGGCGACTGGCAAGGCTGCGACGGAAACGTGCAGGCTGTCCTCTGCTACCAAAACCAGGTGATCTCCGGCCACCACGGCGGCTGTGCTGCAAACGCGCTGGACAAGACCCAGGCCAATAAGTCGGGCGGCACGTGCCCCAATAACGGCCAGCTGTCAAACAAGATTTTCATGAACGCCCAGGCCGACATGAGCCTCAACAACTCCTGGAACCCCGGCTTTTCTTCGAGCGCATCGCCGCTGGGAGTGTGGGCGCTTGGCACTGACGGGAAGCGCCTGTTCGTGGGCGGCGACTTCACCGGCTACAACGGCTCGAATAACTGCTATCGCTTCGCCGTCTTGGACGGCACGCCGCTTTCGGGCCCGCCCCCTCCGCCGCCCCCGCCGCCGCCGCCGCCGCCGACCGATACGCCGCCCACGGTGGCGATCCTCACCCCCTTGACGGGGTCAACGATCAAGGGCACGTCGATCGCGGTGCAGGCTCGAGCGGACATCACCACGCCCGGGGCCACCATCGCCGCGGCCGTGATGATCGTGAACTCAGACACCGACAACCCCATCCCGATGACGGTGTCGGGCTCGCCCTCGCCGATCCCCGACCCGACCCCGCCCACGGCGCCCACCAACCTGGTGAACGCCTTCGGCACCGACGGGTTGCCGAACCTCAGCTGGACGGCGGCCACCGATAACGTCGGCGTGACCGCCTACAACATCTTCCGAAACGGCTTCCAGTTGACCTCGCTGGCCGGCACCGCGCTCAGCTTCCACGACGGGCTGGCATCGCCGCAGACGAGCTACACCTACTACGTGGTGGCGGTGGACGCCGCCGGAAACGTCTCGCCGCAGTCCAACAGCCTCACCTTCACCACGCCGCCGGCGCCTACCGGCGGGGGGCAGGGAAACACCTTCTCCGGCATCCTCGCGACCGGCACGACCTCGGCCACGGCGGTGCCTCCGGCCGGCACGCTCTCCGGCGATGGGATGCTGGCAGACGTGCAGGTAGTGGGAGCCGGGTCGATCTCGGCCGTCCCCTCGGGCTGGACGCTGCTCGCCACCCAGGCTGACGGCAGCCGGATCGTAAAGGCGCTCTACCAGAAGTCGGCGGGATCGACCGAGACTGCCGGCTACACCTGGTCGGCCGCCGGCGCCACCTCGATCGACGTGACCATCACCACCTACCGAAACGTGACGGTCAACGCCGTTAGTGCGGCGGGGTCGGCGGGAACCTCGGCGGTGTCTCACTCGCTGCCGGCGATCTCCAACATGGGCGCAAACGACATCGCCCTGGCCTTCATCGGCGCCGACTCGTCTCCCATCTTCCACGCCCGTGTCGGCACCACCATCGGCTGCATGCCCGACGGGTCGCTGTCGGATTGGGCCGACAACACGGCGCTGGCGGCGTTTGAGACGCTGATCGGACGAAAGGTTCACTACAGCCACTCGATGATCCCGCTGGACGTGGGCACCTCCGGCGGCCAGACATGGCCCGACCGGGCGCTTTCCACCGGCAACGCCAACATCATCGGCGACTTCGGCTTGAACCGGATCTCCTACGTCTCGTGGCCGCGGCCCCGCGGCGGCACCGGCGGCACCAACACCAGCTGGACATCCAAGTACGGCGCCAACGTCGATCCCAACACCGTGTTCGACTCGATCGTGGCCGGCGGCTGGGACTCCTACTTGACCAACCTGGCCAACCGCTTCAAGGCGTGGGAACACCTGACTGTGGTGCGCCTGTTCTGGGAGCCCAACAACGGCATGCCCTGGTCGATCGCGACCTCCAAGGCAACTGCCCAGTACGCCACCAAGTACAAGGCCGCCTCGATCTACATCATGACCTTCGTGAACGCCATCACCAAGAACGTGTGGTGGCACTTCAACCCCCAGCAGTTCGAGAACACGCCCAGCGTGCCGGCCACCTCGATGTATTGGGGCGACAGCTACCCCGTGTACGTCGGTAACGAGTGGTACATGGTGCCCAAGACCGACACCTCGGGCGACACCTTCACCTCGAAGGAGCAGGCGTTCTACCAGAACTACCTCGGCCGCAATAACGCGCTTGGCCTGCCGATGCTGTTCGGCGCCGGCGAGGGCGCAGCCCAGCACCCCTCCGGCATGACCGCAAACGCCCAGAAGTTCTGTTACGACTCGGTGCGGCTGGCGCTGGTGCCGCAGGGATCGGCGCCCTCCAACTTCGCTCAGTGGAAGTTCCTGACCCAGTGGGACAACGTGGGTGGAAACGACGATCGGCTGGCCTCGGCGCAGGCGTCGGGGCTGACTGCCTATAAGACGCTGGTTGCCTCCCCCTACATGCAGCCGGCACTGCAGGACACGTGGGTCAATCCGGTGGCCGGCTGGAACGAGATTTACCAGCATCGCCACCCCCTGGGGACGGCGCAGGCTCGCACCAACTATGGCGCCGGCATGCAGGGCCACGCGCTCTTGCAGCGGAATGCCAGCGCCCCCGCCCTGACGCTCACCGCCGGCGGCTACGGCCGCTGGGCGGGCTTCGTGGTGTGGCTCTCGGCGACCGGCTCGGGCGGCGGCGGATCGGACACGACCGGCCCCACCTTGACGACCAACCCGTCATCCGACCAGACGCTGCCGGCGGGCACCGCGAGCCTTGCCCTGACCGGCACCGTCTCAGACGCCTCTGGTGTCGCATCGGTGACCGTCAACGGCTCGAGCCGGCCGATCACTGGCGGCGCCTTCTCGGCGACGATCTCGCTTCAGACCGGTGCCAACACGATCACGATCGTGGCGAAGGACTCCTCGGCCAACCAGAACACCACCACCCGCACGCTCACCATCACGGTGGCCCAGCCGGGTGGCGGTGGCGGTGCAACCAAGGTGGCATTCGCCGCCGACTTCGGCCCCGGCACCGTGCCCAAGAACGTGATCGCACAGATCCCCACCGATTCGACGCTGGCGTTCGTGATCGACGGTGGCGACAACTACGATCGCGGCGCAAACGACGCGGCCACGCCCACCAACCTGACCTCCGAGATCGGCTTCTTCACCAGCCGCGGATTGACCTCGAGGCTGATCGGAACGCCCGGAAACCACGACTGGTGCAACCGAAACATCGTCCCCTCAAGCGGCCACCCGACGTTCCAGGGCTTCCTTTACTGTTGGGGCAACGCTGGCGGGTTGGCGGCCGGAAACGCTGGACACGCCGGTGCTGGGATCGTCACCAAACAGGTGAACGGCTGGACGATCATCGTCGTCAACACCGTCATCACCGAAACCTCCACCACCCTGGATGCCCTGGTCAGTGACTCGGCCTGCGGTGTCGGCGCGACACAACTGGCAGCGATCAACGCTGCCCTGCCGACCTCCGGCAAGAAGGCGCTCGTCTTTGGTCACCACCCCGTGTGGAACGCTGATAGCTCCGATCACACCGACGGCACCAACGGCAAGGCCAACCAGATCGGAAACATGCGCGGCGCCGGGTCGGGCCCGGGCAACGCCAACTTCTGGCAGACGCTTCAGGGCCGGGCGATGGTGTACTGCGCCGGCCATGCCCACAACATGCAGATCCACCAGCCTCGGGACGCCAGCGGCAACGTGTCTGCGGGCGGCGTCACCCAGGTTGTCGCCGGCTCGGCGGGCGGGCTCAACTACTCGCTCAACTCGAGCTATGCCCCCGCGCCGGTGTGGACTGACGGCGGTGGCGTGCCCGGCTATGCGCTGTTCGATTGCCAGGTCAACTCGGTCACGATCTCGATGATCGGACAGACCGGCCAGGTCCTGAAGTCCGTCACGTTGGCGGCCAGCTGATGGCAATCGCATTCGTCCAGGCATTGATGGCGGCGCCGGCCACCACCACCACCACCAATAACACCTTCACGATCACGACCACCAACGCCGTCTCGTCCGGCAACACAGTGCTGCTCGCCATCTGTTACCGCGATGCCACCGCGGGTAACCACCAGCTGGTCACCAACGTCTCGGGTGGCGGCGTCACCTGGTCAGTGGAGGCAACCATCGGCGGCCCCTCGGCCGGCGGCGTGGGGATTGCTCGAGCCTATTGCCCCACCGGGCTTCCGGTGAATACCAACATCACCATCACCGTCGGTGCCGGCCAGGCTCGTTGGGCGGTGCACGCCTTCGAGTACAGCGGTGTCGCAAACGCCGCGGCTGATAAGACCGCGACCGCCAGTGCCAATGCCAACCCGCCGGCCTGCGGCCCCACCGGCACGCTCGGCTTCGGCGGCGAGTTGATCTTCATGGCGCTGGCCCACTACACCAACGGATCAGACACCGGCACGCCCGACTCCGGCTACACGGAGCGGATGGATCAGATGGTCGGGTCAAACACGTTCCTGCACGCCTACTGTGAGGACAAGATCCAGGGCGCCACCACGGCCGCATCGACCGGCCCCACCGTTTCGATCACTTCCAACTACGCCTCGGCGATCGCGACCTTCGCGCCCTCCACGCCCGACACGACCGCGCCGACGGTGCCGGCCAACCTGGTCGCCACCGCCCAGACCGCGTCGCAGATTTCACTCAGCTGGGACGCGAGCACCGATAACGTGGCCGTGACCGGCTACAACATCTATCGCGGTGGGGTCAAGATCGCGCAGGTGGTGTCGCCGGGATTCAACGATTCGGGGCTGACGGCATCGACGCTCTACAACTACAAGGTGTCGGCGGTGGACGCCGCCGGCAACGAGTCGGCTCAGTCAACCCAGGCAAGCGCCACCACGCTGGCCTCTCAGGGAGGGACGACCCCGCCAGTGCCACCAGGACTCACCACCGCATACGGAACCGCCACCGCGCCGCTTCAGGCAGACGTAGCCCCCGGCTTCCAGAACCAGATCGAAGTCAGGTTCACTGACACCAACGGCCAGACCGGGTCTGTCACGACGTTGGTGCGGGCGATCACCCAGACCGCCGACGTGACCGGCCCCACCGTGGCCTGGTCAAACGGCGGATCGAACGCCAACGTGGACGGCGCCAATGGGATCTCGGTGCTGCTGTCGGGCACCGTCTCTGACCCCAGCGGTGTCAAGTCTCTGGTGGTGACCCAGAATGCCGCCCAGATTTACAGCACCGGCAGCTTCCCCCAGGGCGCCTTCGCCTTCCCGGCAACGCTCGTGACCGGCGCCAACGCTTTCGTGTGCACGTTCACCGATGCCTCGGGGAACCTCAACACCACCATCGTCAACTTCACCCTGACGCTGGCGCTGGCCGGCGTGGACGTATCACCGCCCACGGTGGGGTGGCAGGCGCCGGGCGGATCGATCACCATCGCCGGGTCGGTCGGCCAGAGCTACACGGTGCGGGCAAACGTGGTCGATCCCTCGGGTATTCAGAGCGTGACTATCAACGGCACGGCGGTGACGCCGGATGCCTCGGGAAACGTGTCACTGCCTGTGACGCTTGCTCTCGGTGCAAACGTGGTCACACTGGTGGCGGTGGACAACTCCGCGGCCCACAACTCCACCGGCTCGCTGACCCAGACGATCACGCTGGTGGCGACGCTCGGGCCGACCCTGACGGTGACCACGCCGACGGCGCTTCAGTCAACCGTTTCGGGTGGTGACGGCACCCTGCAGGTATTCGAGGGCACCGTCACCGCGGCCTCGGGGGTGACCCAGTTCACGATCAACGGCTCGCCCGTGCCGCTCGACACCAACGGCAACTTCTCCACCTTCGTGATCCTCCGCACCGGTCAGAACACCATCGAGATCGTCGCGGTGGACGGCCAGCTGGTGGCCGCCTCCACCGTGCTTGACTACCTCGTGACCCTGGTGGACGGGCCTGCCCAGCCGGTGGACATCGAACTCTCAGAGGACCAGATCCGAACCGGCGCTCGCATCCACGAGAGGGGGCTCGAGTGACCTTCATCAGCCAAGACGCACTCGACTACTCGAACGATGCCCAGATGCGCGTGGCCGTCGATACCCGCTCGCTGCAGCGGCGGATCACACTCACGCTGGTGGCCGGCACCGCAGAGTACGAGCTTGACGATACGGTGGTGTCCGTGCTCAGTGTGCTGGATTCGGCCGGCGATCCGATCGCCCCGCTTCAGGCAGACGACGCGCTCACCCTGATCAGCGGCGGCGACAATACCGGCGCGGTCACCATCACCGGCTACTACATGCTCGAGCCCGGCACGATCGGCTTCTACCCGGCGCCCGACACGGCCGACACCGTCCAGCTTTACTACTACGCCAGGCCCGACGAGTTGACCTCGGCCTCAGCCTTTGAGATCAGCGGCGACGCCGAAGCCCTGATCGAACGGTTGGTGCTGGCCATGCGGATGGACGACGACGGCCAGCTGGAATGGGCGGCCTACCAGGAATCGCTGTACGAGTCGGAAGCATCGCGGCTTCGGCGCCTGCGTGTGGATGAGCAGCCCTCGAGATTTGCGGTGGCCCAGTGAGCGGCAACCAGCCCACCGGGTTCGTCCTGACCGTGACGCCACCGGTGCGCCACTGCATGAACCGGCTGCGGCTCGGGTTGGCCGACACCGCCAAATGGCCCGACTCGGAACTGCTCGAGTTGATCAATGAGGGCTACGCCTCGATGTGCACCAGCCTGCGCTACTTGCGGCGCGTCTCGAGCTTCCCGCTGATCGCCGGCCAGCGCGAGTACGGCCTGCCGGCCGGCACCGTCAGGGTGTTTCGGGTGTACGTGGACGGCATCCGGCTCGAGCCCGTGCCCTACACCGAAGTGAACGACGGCGACACCGCCTCCTACTACCAGGAGGACGGAAACATCGGCTTTGTCACCACCCCCCAGGTCGATGGCGCGGCGTGGCTCTACTACGCGATCTCGCCCACCCCCCTCGGCCTGGACGACACCCCCCTGATCCCACCGGAGTGCTACTACCTCTTGCGTCACTACGCGGCCTGGCGGATCATCATGGTGCAGGGCGGCGCCCAGCGGATCGTGGAGGCCGAACGCCAGCACCGCATGTTCACCGACGGCATCAAGAAGCTCCGGCGTGAAATGACTCCGCAGGCTGAAGCGGCTGCTCAGAACTTTCAGGTTGCGTGGGAAAATGCCGTCTGACCAGGAGTTCGCCGTTCCCCTTGGCGGTCAAGGGTTGAACTTCCGTGACCAACCATCGATCGTCGGCTTTGCCGGCTTCATCGACGCTGTCAACTGGCGCCTGGATGAGGACGGCGCCCCCACCAAGCGGCTGGGTTATGACACCTACCGCGATCCGGGCGGATCGACCGTGGCGCTGCCGGCGGTGCCGCTCGAGCTTACCCCCTTCGCCCCCTACGGTGGCACCAACACGATCATCGCAGCCTGCGCCGACGGCAAAAGCTACACGTCGCCGGGAGACGGCACCTGGACACAGATCGCGACCGGCATGTCGGCATCGGCGCTGCCCGACTACGCCATGCTGAACGACGTTTTGTACTGGTCGAACGGCATCGACGCTGTGCAGTCGTGGACAGGCACGGTGCTGGCCGCGATCGGCGCCGCTCCCAAGGGCACGTTCCTGGCGGTGTGGCGTAACCGCTTGTGGGTGGCAGGCGTGGCCGGATTCCCCCATCGCGTGTACTGGTCGGCGATCGGCGATCCCACCTCGTGGCCGGCGCTCAACTTCGTGGACATCCACCCGCCCCGCGGCGATGCCATCACCGCACTCGCGCCGGCGCCCAACCTGGGGGCTCAGTTCGAGGGCTCAGACGGCATCCTGGTCTATACCAGTCGCTCGGTGCATCGCATCTATGACGACACCGATAACGCCACCGGTGCGATCGTGGGCGGCGGTAACAGCCTGATCGACGGCGCCAACGGCTGTGTCAACCAGCGCACCCTGGTCTTGATCAACGGCCGGGTGTGGGGTGTGGCCAAGGACGGCATCTACTCCACCGACGGCCACCACCCCTTGCTGCTCGAGTCGGGGCGGCTCGGACGATTCTTTGAGAACCAGGCCAACCAGGCCCAGCGAGACAAGATGTGCGCGGTGGCGTGGCACGGTTCCTACCTCCTCAGCCTGACCAGGGCCGGCGAGGGCACAAACGGCCTCGTGCTCGAGGTTTACACCGCGCTCCCCCGGATGTCGGGGGACTCACAACACCCGATCATGGCGATGGACATTCCCGTGGCAGCGTGGGCGGCCTATCCGGCCACCACCGGTGACGTGTTGTACTTCGCTGACTCGAGCACGAGCCCTTCTGACAACCGCACCTACGTGCGCCGCTACGGCCAGGGCGGGTGGGACACCGACAGCCTCTCCACCCAGCTGCCGATCACCGCCGACGCGCAGACCGGCGCCACCACCTTTGGGATTCCCCACCCCAAGCACGTGCGGCGTATCCAGTTGGCCGGCCGCGGCAACGTCACCATCGGCGTGCAGGCCGACTTCGAGACTGGCGCCGGCGAGACTCAGAGCTTCGAGTTGACCGGCACCGATGGCGGCGTGTGGGGCGTGGGAGTTTGGGGCACCGGCGTTTGGGGCGGTGCCGAAGATACCGGGGATGCCACCCGGTGGTACATCAAGCGGGGCAGGTTCTTCAGCCTGCACCTGACCGAGACGAGTGTGAGGAGCGGCACCGGACGCGCCACCCTCGGCGGTGTCTCGCCCCCCATCGGGGGGGCGAGCATCTACAGCGCGATCGTGTGTGTCACACCCTTAGCTTCAGACTCGTAGGAGGCCCACGTGGGCGTCATTTTCCTTCCGTACACCATCGCCAACGGAAACCCGTTGGACGCATCCCAGGTGATGGCCGACTTCACCGAGATCCTGGCCGCGATCAACGGCGGCCTGGACGCCGACAACGTGATCTCGGCGGCGCCGTTCGCACAGGACTCCGTCGGCGGACTCTCCGCCGGCTCGAGTAACGCCTTCGCGCTGGCCGATCACAAGCACATTCTGCGGGCGTTCGAGCAACTGCCCGGCGATCCCACCACCGGCAACTTCGTCTCTCGTGAGTATTACGACACCACCAACAACCGCAAGCGATTGTGCATCGCGGTGGACGGGTCGGGTGTGGGCACGTGGGTGACGAGCGGAAACGGCATCGCCGCCGACGTACCCAACCACTCGAGCCGGCACGCAACCGGCGGCGCTGACCCGCTGCCGACCGGGTCGGTCGATCAGACGATGCTGAATCGCACGATCACCACCGGCACCCCCTCGGCAGACACCGCCTTGGGCACGGGCTCGTGGGCCGACATCATCACCGGCGTCTCGCCCACCGTCAGTGGCACCCAGCAGCTTTTGGTGGCACTGATCCAGCTTGGCTATGTCAACTCGCACGTCTCCAACAACCCGTCGGTGGCGTTCCGGTTGATCGACCAGACCTCCACCGTGCTTTGGCAGTCCAAGGCAGAGAAACTGGCCGTGTCGGGTAACCCCGGAGCCTCTGCGACGCACGGCTACATGGTCGGGTGGGTGGCGACCTCGAGCCCCACGCTGAAGCTTCAGGGCTTCAGTGACCTCGGCACCGTCACCGCCAATAAGACCGGCACCTTCGGGTCATCGACGGGCAACACCACGCAGCTTCAGGTGGTGACCGGCTGATGGCATACACACGAGAGATCGGCCAGCCCACACCACGGCATGGCATCACTGGACAGATCCATCGCGGCAAGGGCAACCCTCAGAACCAGCCGCGGGGCCGGGCCTCTCGAGCCAACCGCACCAAGATCGCAGAACGCGCCCTCGGCTCTGTCCGAAACTCGCTGATCGAGGGGGGCATGGACCCGGGCATGGCGATGAAGTACGCCAAGCTCGCCCTCACCCAACCCCACGTCACGCTGGGGAAGGGCGGATCGATCTTCTACAAGGGCCGGCGCTTCACCCCCGACGCATTCGCCAAGTCCCCCCTCGTCAACTACGTGACGGGGGCGAAGGCCGCCGCTCAGAACCAGGCCGCGATCACCGGGGACGCCGGCTACCAGGCCAGCCTGGCACAGTTGACCCTGGCCCGCGACCAGGGCGTGGCCGAGCTTGCCCGCCAGCGCCGCGACGCGCTGATCCAGTTCGGCGATCCCGCCTTCGTGAGCGGCGATCCGCTGACCGCCGGCGCCGCCGCTGCCAACCCCAACTCCACCGTGGCCCTGCTCGCCCTACAAAAGCAGCGGGCCGACGCCGCGGCCCAGCAGGCCGCCAACCGCGCCGGCACACTCTACGGTGGTGGCTACCAGGGTGGCTTGCAGGAGAACCAGCGCATCAACGTCGCCCAAAACCAGGACGCGATCACCAAACTGCAGTCACTCCTGACCCAGCTTTCGATGGGTGAGGGTAACGCCAACCAGCAGTACACCGTCGGCCAGAACACCGCCTACCAGCAGGCGTATCAGGACATGCTGAAGGCCGGCACGCTGCACGCCGCCGGCCCGCCCAACCTCGCCGTCGGCGCCTACCACTACAACTTCCCACAGCCCAAGCCGGTGCAGACCCCCGGCACCGGCGGGCCACGCGT